TTATCTAACTGGATGGATACCGCTTCCAACTATGCCGATCAGACCGCAAGCCTCGTCAGTAATACGATGAGTGGTTTTGTTGATACGCTGTCAGGTGCTTTAAGTGGCAATAAAACCAGTTGGGAAGACTGGTCAAAATCCGTTCTACAGTCGATGCAAAAAGTCATTCTCAATGCAATGCTCGTCAACAGCATTAAAGGGCTGGGCGGCGCAGGATTTATGAGCATGTTTAGCGGTGGCGCGTCTGGTGCATCCGGTGATGCTGGTGGTTTGTTTAGCAGTGGGGCTTTCGACAATCTCACCCTTAATGCCAAAGGTGGAGCCTATGCCTCTGAGGGATTGAGCGCACATAGCAACACCATTGTTAACACCCCAACCTATTTTGCCTTTGCTAAAGGCGCTGGGCTCATGGGAGAGGCGGGGCCAGAGGCAATCATGCCATTAACGCGCTCAGCGGATGGTTCTCTGGGTGTGAGAATGGTCGGTGGGGAATCTGCCTCTGGCGTTGGTGGCGATACCATCATTCATCAGCATTTCACTATTTCGGGTAATGGTGATGCCGCCTTGCGCCAAGCCATGCAAGAGGCAGCGCATAAAGGTGCGACCGACGGCGCTAAAAAGGCCCGTCAGGAAATGTTGCAAGATTTTCAAACTAGAGGCCAAGGCCGCCGCCTGCTAGGGGTTTAATAGAGGAGAATACCATGGCAGACATATTTGAATGGCCTGCTGATATCTGCCCCACATCGCTGACATGGCGCCCTGAAAGTAACACAAAAACATTTCGCTCCCCCTTCAATGGAAGCTCTCAAACGGTTCGTTTCCCGGGTACGCGCTGGGTTTGCTCATTGACGTTGAACAATCTTACGGATGAACGTTCCCGTCGTATCGATGCTTTGGTCGCGGCGCTCGATGGCGAATATGGCAGGGTGAAAATACGTGATTGGGGGCGGGCTGGCAGGCCGCCACTGGGTAAACCGTTAGTGTCCGATGCTGATCAGTCAGGTACGCAACTTCATAGTAAGGGATGGACGCCAAACAAAACCGTTCTGCTTATCGGTGACTATATTACCGTCAATGGTGAGTTAAAGATGGTGACAGCCGATATCAAGAGTGCAGCAGACGGCACGGCCATTATCCAGATTGCGCCGATGTTACGCAGTGCGCCGGTGCTAAATTCCCCGATTGAGGTTGAAAAGCCCTATGGAGTTTTCAAACTTAAAGATAATCAGCAAGGGGCTGGCAGCCGTGTACCCGGTGTTTTTACCAGCTACACCCTAGAGTTTGAGGAGGCGTTCTAATGATGTATTCCCCGTTTTCTGCATCGATGGTTGATTGGCTATCTAAGGATCGGGTTACCGCGGTTGTTGCTGCGAATGTTCAATTCGAATCAGGTACAGCGTATGTCCATTCAGGCACGGGGGCGCTCATTCTTGGCGGCGCGGTGTATTACGGCATGGGCAGTATGGGCGCGATAGACGATGTCGGTGAAACCAATACAACCAGCCCAAGCCAATTAAAAATGACGCTTTCAGGTCTGGATATGACGATGTTTGCTAAGACATTGAATGAACGCTGCGTCGGTCGCCCTGCGGAAATTTATCTGGTGGTGATTGATGATCAGGGTGCGCCTCAAGTGGCAGACCTGATTTTCAAAGGAAAGATATCAAGCACGGGGGCGACGGCTGGGGAGACAAATGCGCTGCAATATACGGTAAGTAATATCTTCGAGGATTGGCAACGGCCATTTCCCGATCGCTACACCGATGAATCTCAACAGAGTGCGGCGCCGGGCGATCGCATTTTTCGCTATGTGGCGCAGATGTCTGAACGTTCAATTTTCTGGGGCAGCAAAAAAGATGCGCCGGGCTTCACTTATTCGTGAGGGAGTATGAAGCATAAAGACTGGCATAACCGATTAACGACAGTGCTCAAGGCCGCTACCCAGCGGTCTTTTTTATGGGGCGAGCATGACTGTTGCCTATTTGCCGCGGAGTGTGCCGAAGCGATGTGTGGTGAGGATTTTGCCAAGGATTGGCGAGGGACATATCGCGACGAGCGTGGCGCTAAAAAGGCGCTACTCCGTGGTGGTGGTTCTCTTGAGAAAGTGCTGGCGCGTTACCTTGATGAGGTCCCCGTGAAGCTGGCGCAGCGGGGTGATATTGCCATTGTGGAAAATGTAGGTTCACGCTGTGCTGGGGTTATTTATGCTGGCGCAGTATGGGTGCCGGGTGAGTCTGGCCTTGTTTGTCTTCGTGTAAAACCCATCAGCGCATGGAGGGTTCGCTAATGCCTGCCGCTATTCCTATCATTGCCGCCGTCGCCGCTGGCGTTGCCGCAGCAAATGAAGCCTATGCGATTGCAATGATTATCACAGTGGCCGCGCAGGTCGCCACTCAAGTATTAACGAAATCGCCCTCCATTGATTCATATCGCACACCGCAAGAGCGTAAGCAGGTGCTTCGTGCCGCCGCCAGCGCGAAAACGGTGGTTTACGGAAAATGTATATCAGCCGGCACGTTGTTTTTCTCTGAAGAGCAGGCCGGCGATCAGACGGACGGTGAATTATTACATCTTGCCATCACATTGGCAGGGCATCCCATCACAGGGATAGGCTCGGTATTTCTCGGTGACGACAATATTACGTCATATGGCGACAGCGCATCCTATGAAGCGCATATAGACCGACAAACCGCCGATCCATATATGCTGAAAAACTGCCCGTCGTGGAAAGAGGACATGATAGGTAAAGGGATTTCATGGCTGCGCTTAACCCTTAAATTTGACGCTGAAAAATTTCCTTCCGGTATCCCGAACGTGACCGTTGAAAAGATGGGGCGAAAAGTTTACGACCCACGCACCGGCACCACGATTTATACCAGTAATGCCGCGCTATGCATTCTCGATTACTACCGCAGCTATTTAAAGGTTTCTGACAGCGATATTAACTGGGATCAGTTTCAAGAAGCGGCCAATATCTGCGATGAGTCGGTGAGCAATGCCGACGGCTCCAGCGAAAGCCGCTATACGCTCAATGGTGAGTTTGATCTGAGTGAGAACAAGGCCAGTATCCTTGAGTCCATGGTATCCGCCTGTTCGGGCGAGGTCACATATATTGCGGGTAAACATGGCCTCATTGTCGGTGCGTACTATGGTCCTGCTACAGAAGTAATCACCGAAAGCCAGTTGGCGGGTGATATTGAAATCATGCCTGAGGTATCACAGTCAGAGAAAGTGAATACCATCAAGGGGACGTTTATCGATCCCCTGCAAAAGTACACTGAAGTTGATTTTCCGACAGTCTCGGTTACGGAGTGGATAGCCGAAGATGGTGTAGAAATATCTCAGGATCTAAAGCTACGTTTCGTCACATCTGAATATCAGGCGCAACGCTTGGCTGATATCAAGCTCAAACGCACGCGCATCTCAAGAACGATGAATATTTCGCTCAATCTCAGCGGCTACCGTTATCGCCCTGGTATGTACGTGAAGGTTAATTTCCCGTCCCTCGGCATTATTGATACGGAAATGCGCGTAACGGATTGGAAATTTGGACTACAGACAGGCGTACAGCTGACACTGAAGCAGGAAACGTCAGAGGTATGGGGGGACGCAATAGGCAAACCAATTGAGCGACCTCCGTTTACCGATCTTCCTACTGGCGGCGTTGCGCAGCCGCAAAGCCTGAAATATACCGTAGAGGAAATAGGGCAAGTAGTTCAAGGTGTCTTGTCTTGGCAGAATATTGGTCAGTTTGTTTATAACAAGGTCATTATTCGCCGTGGTACTGAAATGGTGTTATCCGTACAGGTCCCGGGCAATTTCACGCGGTTAACCGGATTGCCACAAGATAGCTATACCGCGCATGTTATCGCCGTCAATCAGATGGGGGCAGAGTCGCCGGAGGCACTATTAGAGTTCAACATCAAAGCACCGCCAGCACCGTCGAAAGTTGATGTGACACAGGGGTTCTTCTCGGTCACGCTGATCCCGAGACTTGCTACGTTGGTAAATGTCTCGACGCAGTTTGATTTTTGGACGTCAGGTGAAACACGACTCCCTAACGCCAATACGTCCACCGTTGAAGCGAATGCAACTCGCGCTGGCATGGGTACGACGTGGTCAAGCCATGAGCTGAAAGCTGAGCATACCTATTACTGGTATATCAGGACGATAAACGCCTTTGGCTCATCCGCATTCATTGAAGTTGCGGCCTTGTGCTCAATGGACTCAGGTGATCTTAACGATTTAATCGATGAGGCTGTGCGCGGTTCTGATGCGTTCCAGAATGTGCAAAATGGGGTTGATACCAATCTGGACGGCATTCTGCAGGACGCGCTTGCAAATCACGGCACTGTTTCACGTCAATTTGAACAGTATGGCGCAGTACGGGCTGAAATATTAACCATCACGACAACTATCGCCAGCGTGGATCAAGCACTTTCGCAATTGACCACGAGCGTTAAGTCTCAGTTTGATGGTGTAAACGCACAAATTATTCAGCAGCAAACGGCCATCGCGGATAACAAAAAGGCGATTTCTAGTCTCGATAGTTACGTGCAAGCGCAGATAGGGCCTGACGGCAGTTTAACATCCTCCGTAAACCAAAAAATGAACGCTGAAGTTAAGAGTGATGGTACAGCGAAAGCGTCATACACCCTGAATATGGGCATAGTACGGAACGGGGTGAAATATAACACCGGTTTTGGCATGAGTATTGAACCTTCTGGCGGTACATACAAATCCACGGTGGTATTTGCCGCCGATCAGTTCGGGATTTATTCAGGGAGCGATCCGGGTAATTATCAGGCGGCCTTCTTTGTTGTTAATGGGCAGGTCTTTATTAAGGATGCACTCATCCAAGCCGCCTCAATCACCTCAGCAAAAATAGCCAAGGCTGCTATTGGGTCAGCCAATATTACCGACTATCTCCAGTCAGATGACTATGTCGCGAAGAACGCAGGGATACGCATTGGCTTTAGAACAGGATCTATTGAAATCAATAGCACAACACCAGGACAAGGCGGGGTCATTATCGATTCTACGGGGATAGCGACATTCGACGAGAATAATATTCGCCGAACGAAACAGGGGAAAATTCGATGAGCAATTATGGAATATCAATTCTCCCATCGATAACCAACAAGGAAATGGATATTACTGCCGGAAGCCGCTCAATGCGGTTTCTTGGCATTTATGGGACGGCACAAACCAGTGATCAACAGCAGGGCTATCGCGCCTACATTGATATCAAGGGGCGCACGGCCGGTTCGCAGGTATATATCGTACCTATCAAGATAGGCGCGCCTTATCAGGATTCAGTCTCTACGATTGTTGGCCTTGATTATGTCAAAAGCTACTGGCTTGAAGGCGATCGACTGTGGCTTCAATACACGGGCGTTAATGATTTAAAAAGATGGAAATTTGCAGAAATCGCCGTTTTTGAAGTCACCGCCGCCAGCGCTTATTCAGGTGAGTATGGCATCGTCCTGCAAGATGCGACTAATTACCTAGAAATATCCGATGCAAACAGCGCGGGCTGTTGTGTCTGGGCGGGGCAGGTCACGATTTCAGGGAGTTGGTCGGCGCCAGCAGATATCCCGATGCGTGATAACTGCGTGATATTTGCGAATTGGAGTAATCCCAATGTGGCGCTGGGCTATAACAATTCGTCAAAAACCATCTCATGTTATGGCTTGAATGGCGCTTCAGCGAGTGTCACTGCGCGCATTGCTATTTTCTCATCGGGATTCTTTCCAACGCCGCCCGAGTATGGTTTTGCCATTTGGAACGCTCAAGGACAATGCACTTTCTCATCTGATTATCCACCCCTGCTTATTGCGGGTACGGTCAGTTTAGCGAGTCGCCAAAATGTATGGGTGAGCACGCCAGTATCACGGCCATTGGTGCCCGTATCGAGCGCGGGTGTAGTGAAGGGGGCCAGTGTTGGTAATGGGTATAGCTCAACGTTTTACTGTGGAATACGCATGAGTGGTAATCAAATATGCGGAGGGCCGACTTACAAAACAGGGATGAACACTGAAAGCTCTTACACCTTTCCCGATGGCATCTCCCCGATTGCTTACCCCATCTTAGATGCAGACAATTATTTTACATTTTAATTAAGAGGCCACTATGTCAGCCGGAACAATAACGCTAACGCATAACTCAGCGGCAGTAACTGGGGCGGGAACGGCATTCACCACGGACTTAAAAGCGGGGGATATTATTGCCTCCGTTGTCGGCGGCGTTACCTATACGTTACCTGTGAAAACAGTCAATAGCGCGGCAAGCGTAACACTGATTAAAAATTATGATGGTCCGACGCAGGCTGGCGCAGCATGGTATGCCATTCCGCGTGATGCCATGAATGCTATTACCGCGCAGCTTGCAGCAGATACAGCGCAGGCACTGCGCGGCCTAAATTATGATAAACAGAATTGGCAGCAGGTCTTTAGTGGTACAGGGACTATCACCGTTAGGCTTCCCGATGGGAGCTCATATACGGGGCCAGCATGGAATTCGTTTATAGTTGAACTTGGTAAAAAAGCCAATGCAGGTGATAACAGCGATATTACAAGCATCTCCGGGCTAAAAACTGCACTCAGCATTGCGCAGGGAGGGACTGGCGAGAAAACTCCAGGTATGAAGTTGTTAGGTGGCCTAGGGCTGAAAAGTAATTCAAGGTTTCTAACGACGACTGGTTCATATATCCCCGGCGAGTTCGTTCCTCAAGCGGTTTATGACAGTCGCTCTATCGTCGGGTACGCAAATATACATAACTGGCCGTTGGGCATCAGCGCAGGTGTTCAGAGTGGGGCGAACGGCACCGATCAGTCGGGAGTCATTTCTCTATTAACAGTGAGAGGGTGGCCTGATGACTCGGGTATATCCGCATCATGTCAGTGGTTCATGGGAGCTACAAAAGCAGGTTATAGATATCCAGGATACAATTCGGTTGATGCGGCATGGTACTTGAGAACTGAGTATTTATGGTGCACTAGGACAACAACAGTTGATTCAAATGGGTTCATTAAAAAAGCATCGCCTGTTATTAAAATCTTCAGTGATGGGAAGTTTGAAACAAATAATGAATCAGAAGGTGCGCAGGTGACCCGCGAGGGTGTTGGTGTTTATCGCATAAGTAATATTCTCGGCCCACACTCAGATAAAGCATGGGGCGGTATTGATGGAGGTTTTGAAATCCCCAAAGATCGCAATGGTCAGCGTTTGCTTTGGCTTGATTATGAAGTCGATGCTGATGGTTCTATCTTGGTAAAAACTTATCACCGAACTTACCCAGAAGCTCCAGCATTTGCCAGAAATATCAAAGACGGATATGAAGAAAGCGATCCAATTGATATACCGTCTGACCAGTTCCTTTCCGTTCGTGTAGAAATGCCACAGGACTCGATCTGGAATCTGGCACAAAAAGCAGCGCAAGAAGAAATGGCACGAGAAGAAATTGCAGAAGAGTAATTAGGTTTGCGCCGGAGCGTATGCAAGAGACCGGCATCAAATTAAACAAATTGACTAGGCTTTTTATAAAGATAGGTGAGCAAGCGTCTATAGCTTTCTGCAAGAATTGCATCTGTGGTCGATTCAAGTTCAGTAATAAAGTAATAGATAACCAAATTCACCGTTACAACCGCTTTCGTGGTTTTAAATAATCAAAAACATTTCTTAATATTATGTAGTTATCACCGTCTAAACTGATGAAGGACTCCGGCTATATGAAAATATAAACACTTTTGTAGATTTAAGCAGCCACGGGAGCATATAGGTAGCTGCAAGCCAAATACAAACAAAGCATCAGTTATTTATGGGTAATAAAAAACCACTAAAATTTAGGAGTCGTTTAAATCCCTACATATCTCTTCGTTAGCATGGTATTCAATTGCCTGATCGATCATATATTTCATGTCTGACAGAAATGTTCTCACTGTTGTAAACGCAAATTTTAGATTTGAAGAATCAAAGTTAAGAGCGCAACCCTCAGTAGTTTTCCCGTTACGATGAACGATATCATGTCTAAGCCTTGTTAGCTCATAGGCATTTTTCATAGCAATTGGCTTATCTGTAGGTAGCTGTAATATTGCCTTGTAAATATTGACAGTCGAAGAGATTCGATGGAAGAGAAACTCTGATAAATAGTCTTGAACATATTTACTGGCAATGTTTTTTTTATCAAGCAAATCTGTTAGTGGAAGCGTTTGTTTTTTTAATTCCTTAATATGTGTTATCGAGTTAGCTACATAGCGGCTATGCGACATTGTTAAACTTTTAATCATTTCTCCAAGGCAACTCTCCATAATTGTTACAGTGTAGGCAATCTGCATTTTTATAAATACTTCATTAATATGCTCGTTTCCCTCTTTTTGGACCTCCTCTAAAAGAGCAATCGCAGCATCATAAATTTTATTATGTGGATTTTGAGATAACCATTTCTGCTCTTCATACTCAAATAGTGCCTCCTCCTCCTCCATTAATAGCTCGAACCGTTGTTCTTCATCATAAGCATGTTGAAGCATTGACCACTCGTACTGGTCTGGGTCGTTTTCAGCATCGGGGCTAGACAGTCTTTCTCGAATCCATTTAGCCCTCTTTTCACTCATATCAAGAAAATGCTGGATCTGTTCATCACTTGTCACATCTATGTCCTAATAAATGATTTTAGTTATCAAACATTAAAAATATGGATACATTTAGAGAAATGGACTCATTCAATTTATCCTTTAATGTTGCACTTAGATATATAAATTAATTCTATATTAATCAATGTCTTGTGGTCTTTGTTTTTCGCGTTTAGCTGACGTTACAAACTATCGTAAATCCTCTACCACAGCTCGTTGGGAGCATTTTGTACACAATTGTAATCCTTTGCAACTGATAGGAATTTCAGGAAATTGCATTATGGTTGGCACGATTATACATCGTCTCGAGTTTCTTTATCTAAAGGCTACGAAGGCGTCTCGCGGTGGCTAGTAGTCGATTTACTGAAACTATCTACAAGTACATACCGGCTACAAAAAAATAATGAGTCGTTTCATTACGTTGAAATTTCATAGGCGGATGCTAATTCACAAAGCACAATTCAGTAAATATACTGTACATATAAACAGTAATTATTGAGGTGATATATGGGCTTTCCATCCCCCGCGGCAGACTACATAGACAGACCTTTGAGCCTTGATGATCTATGCATTAAAACACCGCATGCAACATACTTCATGAAGTGTCCAGATTACTGCCCGAGCGCTGGAGTGCTCAAAGACGCGCTGCTAGTCATCGACAGCTCTAAGCGACCAGTCCACGGAAGTGTTGTTGTTGCAGCACTCTGCGGTGAGTTCGTCTTGCGTCGGCTGCTAACTATGCCGGTGCCGTGTTTATCTAAGCTGGAAAATTATGATGATGTGACGTTTGCGGATGAAGAAACCGGATTCGAAATTTTCGGAGTTGTTACGCATGTGGTCAACGATATGACTATGAGTGAGTTCGACGATAATCCATGCATGTAA